TAACCGAGTTACTCTTAACTCCACTGGTAGCATCACTATCAGTTCCGCTGTCAGCAGCACTAAGGGCACTCAAATTTGCTGAGATGATCCCAGAGTTAGAATCCACCCCAGATTCAGCCTCGCTACCTGCGATGGACATGGCGCTCAGATTGGTCGATATGATAACCGAGTTGCTCTTTACACCACTATCCGCAGTACTGTCAGTATTACTACCAGCAATACTCATCGTGCTGAGGTTAGCTGAAATAATCTTGGAGTTTGACGTCACTCCAGAATCAGCCTGAGACGCGTCCAATCCTGCACTGTCAGCCACACTATCTGCCAGCACACCCTTATCAAGCTTCGACAAGGTAGCACTAGCCAGCTTGGCATCGGAAACTGTCCCATCACCGATTGTTGCTGAGGCCGAAAGTGTAAAGTCACAGGTGGTTGTATCACCCTGATTCTCATAAAGTGCCCTGGTTCCTGCCGTCACATTGGTGTCTATGAACAGACAGCTCTTGGCATAACCAGCTTCCCCACTCGGCACTGTGAGTCCTGTTGCGAAGAGAATGTTTCCTGACCCATCATACATTAGGACAGTAACATCCCCAACGACACGCCCAACTAACTTGAGCCTTTCAAGTTCTCCTGAGCGGAATAGTCTGTAAATGAACCTATCTATGCTTGACATAGTCCTATTCCTCCTAATTTATCTTAAAAATCACCATCAATAATATCCGCAACGTCCTTCTCAAGAGCTGTCAGTTGCGGTCCTTCCGATGCATTAACCCTCGCGCCACCGGGATTTACAAATGCGGGCGGGCTAGACCCTGGAACTGCGGGTGTTACTGCGGGTGCTGCGATAGCTCCCTTAACTATTCTCAGCTTATCTCTTACCTCCTTTTCAGTTTCCTGGAGCAGTTGAGCCGTGGTCCAAGTTGGATTCTCAGACGCCAGCTTGTTTGAAATCATCCCAACATATTCTCTATGCCGACTTAGATCTTCATTCTCCGCATAGAAATCCTTTACCAAGTTATACAAGTTCAACTGGCCCTTGACAACCTCTGCCGTCACATTAGGCAGTTCGAGCAGGGCCGTATTCACTGCGCCTCGTGTAAGACCCTGACTGTTGGCTTCCATAAAGGCTTTGAAGCTCTTGTTCAGGAAGCTATTGAAATTCTCCGGAGTTTTGAGAGCCTCATCCAGAGCCGCCTCATCAGCAACAAAGGCTTGCTCCATGTACTCAAGGACTGCGGCCGATACCGCTGCCGACTCAGCAGGTGCAACAGCCGGTGTGCCTACAACCATCTCCTGATAGGCTTCAAGCCTAGCTTTAAGCTGTGTGACCTCATCAGTCTCCGCTGCCGATACTACCGCTGTCTCAACCGGTGCAACTACCCCAGAAGTAGCCGCAGATTCAGCCATTGTAATAGCCGCTGTCTCCGCAGCCGTCTCAGCTGCCGTAATTGCTGGCTCCATTGCCATAGATTCCGCAGCCGTTTCCGCAGCTGACTCAGCCTGTGTTTCAGCAGGCTCCTCAGGGTTACCATCCAGAAAACCATCCAACTCCTTTTCAAATTCATTCATTGTCCTCGTCCTCCTCGTCTTTCATTTCTGCCTGGTGCTCCATCTCCTCTATCATTGCATCAGGTACGTTAATAAAGTCCTCGATCAGCTTGAGTGCCGCTTGAGCCTGAGCCAGGGAGACAACCTCCGAGACCGGATCTAAGCTCATTAAATCCCTAACAGCTAACTCAGCCACCTCTTCATACATCCTCACAATGTCATGCCAAACAGAGCTAGTCTTAAACTGCTCAACCATGTTTGGTGAACTCTGGAACTTGAGAGCAACGCCCTCAGCCTCGCCTTTCCAGTTAAACTTCATCATCAGACTATTCCTCCTATTTGATCAGCGGGAATCATATTACCCGCCTGTGCTCCTGCCTGTACCTCCTGATCCGGAGCCGTCCGGACTTCAAATCGATCCACGTTCTTGGCTCCCATCTTCCTAGCCATATGCTTGAAGATTCGGACCATATCGAATCTCCCCATGAGCTGCTCGTTCTTGGCAATGATACTATAAATATTGGACCAATCCTGCACATTGTCCGAGGTATCTATGGTCCCATCACCAACAGTCACATCATAGTCCACGATCAGATCATTAGGCTTGACTTTCATCCGACCCTTCTCACTCTTCTCTTGAGCCTCATCAATCCCATACTCATCCTTCAGGGTCTGCTCCCAATCACCAGTAACCTTAATATAGGTCTCCTCAGTCATGAACTGCTGGGTATGACTAGCAAACATATAGCCGATATCCTGCATAGCCTGGATACTCGTAAGCCTAGCAGCCATCGCCAGTCTCCCTATCGCTCCCATCTTAACGCTGGAGAACTCCTGAGCAGTTACTCTCTCGCCACCCTTTCTCTGCAATCCCTGCATCGAATCAGTCGCAGCGGTGACACGCTGAATCAGGTCAATAATATAACTCGAATCACCAATATGCTGCTTAGTGATATCATCCACTTTGAGCTGCTTAACAGCCGACTCGACACCTCGGCCCCAAGCTTGCTTCCTAAGCCGGATCAACCGCCCTGCTCCAGGATTCTTCAGATCATTCATATTGATCAGGCTCGGATCCACAATCAGCATATCATTGATTGCTTTCCTCACATTAGCAATATGGCTAGTAAAGAGCCAATCAAGGGCAACCTGTAGAGGCTGGATAATCTCAAGCCTAGAAATCGGACTCACACTGTGGCCATCAAAGTCCGGAGCATTGACCGCTATTGGGAACATGTTATGGTTCAGGCCAAGTCTCCGAGCCTCCAGGACGATTTGATCCCCACCCACACAGAACATCCACTTCTCAGGATACTCACTAGTTCCAAGTCCCCAGGTCTTAGGTAGCAGGTTAACATACATATAGACTTTGTCAAGTGGCCTACTTGTATCATTATTGATCGGTGTGCTCGAAGTTCCTGTTCTCATCCCCCGTCCACTCGGATCGTCCGTAAGGATCGCACTCTTCAGATCCTTGAATCCCTCCATATACCTCGCATTGAACATAGCCTCAGGATTCGACTTCTCCTCATCGAGGGCCTTGACCAAACTGGTTCGCTCAGCCCAGCCACAATAGTCACTATCCTGGACCTGATAAACAGGCCGGTCAGGATCAGGCAGGAACCGATACGGATCCACACTCTTGAGCACATTGCCTTCATAAAGCTTAGCCGGCTTTGTAACTCTTGTCTCCCGACCAAACAACTTACCCATCGCCGAACCGAAGAAACTCTCATCCTGCAACATAGTCTTAAAGCCCATTCGAACCTGCCACTGAGGAGCAGCAACACCGAAGCCGTAGACGAACCCATCTCGGAACATCGTATGGAGAGATAAGGCAACCTTAGCCTTAATAGTCTGCTGTTCGATACTCTTCTCCAGGAGCAATGCTCCAAGGACATCCTCAGGACTACTACCCTCATACTTGAAAATCGGAGCCTCAGATAGGAACGCCGTAGTGTAATAAGCGAGGAGTGTCTCCAGCGTAGCATAGCTATACGGGACTACGATCCTCACAGGCTTCCTATCATCAGCATCCTTCACAGCTTTCTCAGCCGAATCCAGTTCGACGTAGGCAGTTAAGTTCTCATCCAGCTTCTTCCAACTCTTGTGCCTATCCTTCATCACATTGTAGCTGGCTCTAGCCCTCTTATTAACCTCAGTAATAATCGTAGTGTGGAGCTTGCTTCCAGGTTTCAGATCAAGACCTTCCGGATACTGATACCCTAAATCCTGACCCATCACAATACTGGATCCACTCGCTCCAGCTCCCTCAATTATATTCGGCATCTTTGTTCCTCCAATAGTCATTTGTCAGCTCTGTTCAAATAATGAACAGACCTCGCTTATATAAACTGCCACTCATCTCCCATAGATGGCTCATTCGGAAGCTCCGCATACTCATCTTCGAGCGCCTTATCGAACTCCAAATCACCCTCATCCTTAGCTAGATCGGCACTGAAGAAGTATCGACCACCTCGCTCAAGCATCTCGATTATGTAGGCTGCACAGTCAATACAGTCCCAGCGTTTCGGCCTCGGAAAGGAGAAAAGCTGAGCCTCTAGTGAACCCATGCAATCTGCGTTATGGTAGATATAACCCATTCGGTAAAGTGGGACTAGGGATTTAGCTCGGTTCTCTTTGCTATCCCTAGGCTTAAGCTCAACCAATTCTAAGAACTTCCCGCGCTTGAGCATCTCGTTACGGATCGGATAAGTGATGAACTCATTAAGGCTTGTTACCTCTATCCCTAGAGTTCGCGCACCCAGCCGCTCACACATATCGAAGGCCTCATTCAGGATCTCATCTGGATGAAGCTTAGCCGCTACTAGGTCACGTAGGTAAATCTTCTGCTTTTCCAGGTCGACACCAACTCCCAAGATCGCTGTCTCAGCGGAGTGGACTTTGACTGTCTTAGCTGGATCAACAATCACGAAGTTCTCAAGGTGCCCCTTACGATCTCCTAGATCAGATTCCTTATAATACTTGACATGTTCGGACTTAAACGCTGCATCCTCCTTGCTGACTGGGATGTTTCGATACTCCCTATAGAACACATCGAGCAGGCCTTGGCGCCTGTAGCTCTCGGCTAGTTTCTTGATCTCCTCGGTGGAGATGTATTCAGGCCAATTACTATTATAATCATCATCACAGATACTAAGCTCCACAGAGTGCCACTCTGGATCCTGGAGCAAATTAGCTAGCAAGCTATCTTCATGTAGGATCGTCCCGATGACTATGATCCGCCAATCTTTCTTATCCCTGGCAATCGAGTTACACACATCAGCGAAGAACCACTCTTTTAGCTTAGCCCTCTGCTCCTCGCTCCGGACACTCTCGGCATCCTCAAGGTCATCAATGAGAATAAGGTCAGGACGTGAGTTTTTATATAAGATGCCACGTACCTGCTGCCCTGCACCCCTAGGCATAATGAAGGTCTCTCCATTCGCGACCCACATATCTTTGCTCCAGACACCACGCTTAGCCTCGCCTTCGTTATTACTTGTCAGGCTAACATCACCGAACATCCGTTGAACCCTATCATTAGCCTTTAGCTCCATCTTAAGGTTCTCACTCTGGAGAACCGCCTGCGTGGCTGTGCAACTAATCGGGACTATGAACTTCTTATCCCGGAAGAGAATTCTCTTTGCTGGATAACTAAAGTTAATTGTACTGGTTTTGCCCCAGCCTCTCGGAGCTACAATCACAAGCTTCTGGATACTCTCATCATCCAGCGGATCAAAGATCTCCTTGTGGAGAGAGCTAAATGGCCTATCAAATCGATCCGGGAACAAGACTCTGGAGAAAGCCGCAGTGTCAAGGTAGCACTGGCTCATTACCTGTTTCAGATCCTCTATGCCTAGGTTCTCCAGGTTCTCCATTAACTTAGCCTCTCGCTATACCAGATTTCTTTTCGTAACTTCTCAAGGCTCCCATACCCAACATAGCCATGACAAGGGAGATTGCTTCTCCAAGTTCAATAGCTGGCATGTTCTTATCGGGAAAAAGGAAGGCTAATATTGGAGCAAGTATCCATCCCCATCCAAGAGCAAGAACACAAATCCATCCGATTGCCGGCCTCCACCCTGAAATGAACATATTGGAATGACCTGCTTCAATCTTGTTTATCTCTGCCTGCCATCTATCCGGCTCCTGCTGAACCTTCATCAAGAGTAGTTCAGCAGCCTTCTTTTCCTCTTTGGTTTCAACAAATCTATCTATCGCACTTGCCACTCCTTCTGCGGCTTGCCCTACCGAGCCACCAAGTAAACCTGCCAATGAAAATCCCATCATCATACCTCCTGAATCTCTAAGTGAAAGGTTTCAGAACCTCTTAACCGCTGCATAAACTCATTGAATCCATCCTTTGAAGCCTTAATCCCATATGAACCTAAAACTGGATCATACTCCTCGCCAACCAAAATACATCCGTGGGAATCATCATCAAGGTTTCCTTTGTGAAAGAGGATATGACTTCTATCTTTCACTCCTGTAATTTCGAAAGTATCTCCAAAATGAGGAGAATCTACACGCCTACATATATAAAATCCAGTTGGGATACAAGAAATATTTTTGAGATTATCTAACCACTGCCTTTCAAGTGTCAAAGCAAACGGAAGATCACCGTCAAGTAATACTCCAAAGGTTCCATATGTGTTTGCAGCTATACGTTTAATAGTTATCATTTTATGGTTTCCTTATTACTACTTCATTTTCACAACCCTCAAGTCCCCTGTGGCCGTGAGAGTTAATGCCTTTTTCTAACTTCTTATCCACATTATTTAACTGATCTAACTTAGCATGAATAGGTTTGAGCGACCATCGTATGATTAAGAATACTCCAGCTAAAGTCAGTCCAGATTGTCCCATTACGAGTCCAGTAATTCTTTCCATTAGACAGTCTCCTTAGTAGTTTATTTACTGTCGGCCCACCCCTCAGTTACAGTTCCATATCCACCCAAGCCACTTTTTCAATTAGACCTTCAGGATATTCCTTATCGGTGTCCTTGACATTCTCCACAACCGGATTAGTATGCCCTGCCAGAACCCATCCCTCGAATTTCTCAAGGTCAGTCTTTCCGTCTGACTCTTCAAAGTAAGCATCCGGATACATGGCCTTCAGGACT